CTACTATAATCCAGGTACTTTCTGTGCCTGGATTTTTTATTTAAACAATATACATTTAAACTTATTTTGTATATTTGTTGTAAACCAATTAAATTAAACATCATGGAAAACCAACAAGAAAGAGAGTTGACACCAGAAGAAATGGCAGCTCAAAAAGAACAAATGCTTCAATTTTATACAGAATCATTACCATACTTAGAAGCACAACTTAAGTATGAAGAAGTACTTATGAAAATTGATGAGGTAAGATTTAGAAGAAACAATATTCAAATGCAATGGGCAATGATGGCTCAACAAGAACCAGAAACACCTGAAGAAGGTTCTGACTTTGATATTGATAATGAAGAAGCTGTAAAACCTGAACAAGGTAAAGGTAGAAGAAAGCTTAGAACTAATTAACAATGGCTTTAGTAAATCAAGTACAGAAACGCGTAAAGATGCCAAAATGGGACATTGTTAAGTTCCAAATTTTGACGCATTGTTATGTTAATAAAATTACAATGAGTGATTCTGATCTTAATTGCTTGACTTTACTTAGCTTTAATCAACCTATTGAACTTACACATTTCTGTCAAGATGCTTCTGCAGAAGAAGATTGGATTTTTAAATCTTCACAAACTGTAAGAAATTGCATTAACAAAGCAGAAAAAAATAATTTAGTTATTAAAGATTCAGATAATAAAAAATTAATTAAGCTAAACCCAGATTTAAAAGTTATCACAGAAGGTACAATTCTATTAGATTATAAATTTTTAGGAGAATGAAACCAAAAAAATCTAATCAATTATATAGACAAGTATCAGAAGAGTTAAATGTTGATCATGATTTAGTTGAATCTTTAGTTGAATTTTATTATAAAGATGTAAGAGGTTTACTAACTAATCTATCTTATCCCAGAATTAATATTGATGGATTAGGACATTTTGTTGCAAGACATGGTGTAGTTAATAAAGCAATTGATCAAATTAGTCAGAGATTAGAAAATCATGATACTTCTACATTTAAAGCTTATTATAATAAGAAGGCAATGGAAGAAAAACATGAGCTTTTAGTTTCATTAAAATCTAAGATTGATAAAGAATTTGAAAGAAAGATAGAATTTTTAAAATCAAAAAATAATGAAGGCAGCACTGAAAGCAATCTGGGAGAATAGAAAAGGAATCCTGGAAGGAGTAAAGAACTCAATCATTAGAGATGAGCTGGTTGAAGATATTGCAAGAATGAGATATGATATCTGTGATGAATGTGAACACATAGATAATAAAGGAAAAGAATGTGCTGTAAAAGGTACTCAACCTTGTTGTGCTGAGTGTGGATGTTCTCTTCAATTTAAAACAAGATCTTTATCATCAGAATGCCCTCTTGGTAAATGGCAAGCAATTGCTACAGAAGAAGAGGAAGATAAACTAGATGAACTATGAGCATAGTATTTAATGCAGATGATCACAGCTACAAGAGTGTAGATCCCAATGATGAAATCAAGTGGGTTAGTGTGACTACCCTATTGTCTAGTCTTAAGAAGCCTTTTGATGCTAAGAAAGTAGCAGAGAGAGTAAGTAAGAATAAGAAGTCTAAATGGTACGGTATTGATCCAAAAACTATTGTTCAAATTTGGGATAATGAAGCTAACAGAGCTACAACTCTTGGTACATTCTATCATAACCAAAGAGAATCTGACTTATGCTCACTTGCATCTATTGAAAGAGAAGGTGTAACTGTTCCTATTTTTAAACCTTATGAAGGAGAAAATGGTTTAAAAATTGCTCCTTTACAAAAGCTTGATCCAGGCGTTTACCCAGAACATATGGTTTATCTTAAGTCAGCAGGCTTATGTGGCCAATCAGATTTAGTTGAAGTAGTCAATGGTAGAGTAAATATCATTGACTACAAAACTAATAAGGAGATTAAAACAGAATCATTTAAGAACTGGGAAGGAATGTCAGAGAAGATGTTACCACCAGTAGATCATTTAGATGATTGCAACTTTAATCACTATGCTTTACAGTTAAGTATCTATATGTACATTATCTTAAAACATAATCCTAAACTTCAACCTGGAAAGATATTTATTCACCATATTACATTTGAAACAGAAGGTGAAGATCAATATGGATATCCTATTGCTAAATTAGATGAGAATGGAGAACCAAAAGTATTAGAAGTAATACCAATGCCAGTACCTTATCTTTATGATGAGGTTATCTCAGTTATCAATTACCTCAAGGAGAATCCTTATATTATTAAAAAGAAGTAATATGCTAGTCAGACTATTTGACGTACAGAATGGTGTAGTAATTCCTACGGAACATTGCTATACTTTAAAAGCACTCAAAGATATAATGGATAATTATCCGGATGATTATCTTAAGATTTATTTATACTTGTTCTATATGACATGTCCTAATCCAGATATGAATCCTTTTTTTCATACTCCAGAGATAGATAAAGAACATCTTATATTAAAAGAAATAGAAGCAGAATTTTCTACAGAAGATGATGATATACATACAGCCCTTTTATTTTGTGAAAGAATGTATGAAACACCAACATCTAGAGCATATAAAGGAATGGCATCTATGTTAGATAGACTAGCTAGATACATGGAGACAACAGCTATTACTGCAGGTAGAGATGGAAACATTAATTCACTAGTAGCTGCAGCCAAAAACTTTGACCAGATTAGAGCATCATTTAAAGGAGTTTACAAAGACTTACAGGATGAACAATCAAGTAAAGTAAGAGGTGGACAAGGATTAGCTTATGACAGTTAATTATGAGTGAGATTTATCAAGACATACCAACCTATGACAATGGAACATGGACAACCACAAGCTTTGAATCCAGAGAGGACTTCAGTAACTTCATATTTGGGGTTTTCAAAGAACCCGGTAATTACAGATTCAACAATACAACTAATCAGGTATTTACATCTGAGTCAAGAAAGTTTAGAGATACAGGAGTATATTGCACAGCCCCATTCAAATCAAAAGACTTCATATCCTATTGGGATGATCAAAAACAAAAATGCCGGAAAGGGATAATTGTAAAAGAAGGTGAGGATACATGGTTTCTTGCAAGAGAATACTATATGTGGCTTAACTTCTTACCAATCTTTGATAAGGAACAACAGAAGTTTGACTTTGCTAAGATTAGGGATGCTCAGTATCATATGGCTCTCTATGAGTTATTAGCTGAACTAAACTATAAGCATGTTGCTATCTTAAAGAAACGTCAGATTGCATCTTCTTATTATCATATGGGTAAACTTATAAATCAGCAATGGTTTGAAGCAGGGGTAACTCTTAAGATGGGTGCAAGTCTTAAAGATTACATTAATGAGAAAGGATCCTGGAAATTTTTACAAGAATATGCAGCCTTCTTAAATGAGCATACAGCATGGTATAGACCTATGTCTCCAGATAAGGTAATGATGTGGCAACAGAAAATTGAAGTAAGAAAAGGAGATAGAAAAACAGAAGTTGGTCTCAAAGGTACCATACAAGGTATGTCATTTGAGAAAGATCCAACAAATGGTGTAGGGGGTCCAGTAAAATACTTCTTCCATGAGGAAGCAGGAATTGCACCTAAGATGGACCAGACATATGAGTACATGCGCCCGGCCATGCGCTCAGGCATGGTTACTACAGGTATGTTTATTGCAGCAGGATCTGTTGGTGACTTGTCTCAGTGTAATCCATTAAGAGATATGATTCTTAATCCTTTATCAAAGGATGTATATGCTGTAGAAACTAATCTAATAGATAGCAAAGGAACAGAAGGTTTGTCAGGTTTGTTTATTCCTGAACAATGGTCAATGCCACCCTATATTGATGAATTTGGTAATTCACTTGTAGAAGAAGCATTAAAAGCATTAGATGCTCAGTTTGAGCAATGGAAAAAAGAACTTGCTCCTGAAGATTACCAACTACGTATTTCTCAGCACCCAAGAAATATTCAAGAAGCTTTTGCACATAGATCAGTATCTGTATTTCCAACTCACTTAGTTGCTGCTCAAAGCAGAAGAATTGAGGAGAAAGAATATGCATATGAATACTTAGATATATTTACTGATGAGAATGGAAAGGTTGCTGTAAAAGGAACAGATAAACAACCTATTAAAGAATTTCCAATCAGTAAGAAAACAGAAGATAAAACAGGAACATTAGTTGTATGGGAAAGACCAATTAAAGATCCTACATTTGGACAGTACTATGCATCTATTGACCCCGTGTCAGAAGGTAAGACTACAACATCAGAATCACTCTGTTCTATTTATATTATGAAAGCTCCGGTAGAAGTTACTAAAGTTACTATGGGAGAAACAGAAACATACATAGAACCAGATAAAATTGTAGCTGCATGGTGTGGTAGGTTTGATGATATTAATAAAACTCACCAGAGACTGGAGTTAATTATAGAGTGGTACAATGCATGGACAGTAATTGAGAATAACATTTCATTGTTTATCCAATACATGATCTCCAGAAAGAAACAAAGATACTTAGTACCTAAGAGTCAGATTATGTTCTTAAAAGATTTAGGTGCAAATGCTAACGTATTTCAAGAGTATGGCTGGAAGAATACCGGCACATTATTTAAAGCTCACTTATTAAGTTATGCTATTGAATACTGTAAAGAAGAGTTGGATGTAGAAACAAAGACTGATGGTACAATTGTACGTACAAAATATGGAATAGAAAGGATACCAGATCCTATGTTGCTTAAAGAAATGCAAGAATATGCAGATGGAGTTAACGTGGATAGACTTGTATCTTTTGCAGCACTAGTTGCATTTATGAGAATTCAACAAGCAAACCGGGGATATTCTAAGAGAGTTATAATGGATGATGCTTCTAAAAACTTGCAAAAGTCAGATAATTTGTTTAAATTAAATAGAAGCCCATTCCGTCATATGGGGAGTGGTCATTCATTAGGTGGTAAGATACATAGATCCCCATTTAAAAATTTTAAATAAAGGATATGCAAGTATATAACGCCCTTCAACTAAAAAAGGGAGCAAAAGTAGAACAGCAAAGATTGGGTAGTATTACTCAACCTTTACAGTTTATTCCAAGAAAGGAGAAGGACATGGAATGGGCTGCTTGGAATCTAGACTGGTTAGAATGGAATGGTTTAAAGCAACTCCGTAAAAATGCACGCAGGCTAATGAAAAATTATAAGCTTGCAAAAGGTATGATTGATAGATCTGATTACATTGTAGAAGAAAATAATGAGTATAGAGATATTGTAGATATACTAGTAAAAGATCAACCAACTGCATTAGAACTTAAGTTCTATCCAATAATTCCAAATGTTATTAATGTCCTTGTTGCTGAATTTGCAAAAAGAACAACTAAACTTACATACAGAGCTGTAGATGAAAACTCATATAATGAGATGCTTGAACAAAAAAGAAAGATGGTTGAAGAAACTCTTCTTTCTCAAGCTCAAGTAAAAATATCAGCAGCATTAATTGAACAGGGCTTAGATCCTAATTCAGAAGAAGCTCAACAAGAACTTAGCGTAGATAAATTAAAGTCACTTCCTGAGATTGAATCTTTCTTTAAGAAAGACTATAGATCAATGGTTGAGCAATGGGCAACACACCAACATAAAGTTGATGTGGAAAGATTTAGAATGAATGAACTTGAGGAAAGAGGTTTTAGAGATTCATTAATTACTGATAGAGAATTCTGGCATTTTAGAATGATGGAAGATGACTATGAAGTAGAACTCTGGAATCCAGCAATTACATTCTACCACAAATCTCCAGATGCAAGATATATTTCTCAAGCTAACTGGGTAGGTAAAACAGATATGTTTACTGTATCTGATGTAATTGATAGATACGGATACTTAATGACTGAAGAACAACTTGAGGCATTAGAAGCTGTATATCCAATTAGATCTGCTGGATATAATATTGGTGGTATGCAAAATGATGGTTCATATTATGATGCTACTAAATCACATGATTGGAACGTAAATATGCCATCACTTGCATACAGACAATATACATCTGCTATGGCAGGTACTATCTATGATACTGGTGATGTTGTACAACAAATTCTTTCAGAAGGAGAAGATTATGTATACAATGGTACTACATACTTATTACGTGTAACAACAGCATATTGGAAGTCTCAACGTAAAGTAGGCCATCTTACTAAGATTACAGAGAATGGAGAAGTAACTAATGAGATTATTACTGAAGACTATAAAGTAACTGATAAACCAATTTATGATACCAGACTCTTTAAAAATAAAACAAAAGATAATCTTCTTTTTGGTGAGCACATTGATTGGATTTGGATTAATGAAGTTTGGGGTGGTGTAAAAATTGGACCAAATATTCCTTCTTTCTGGGGTATGAATAATCCAGGAGGATTCTCTCCTATTTATATTGGCATTGAAAAAAATAAAATAGGACCACTTAAGTTCCAATTTAAAGGAGATAATACTCTTTATGGTTGTAAGCTTCCTGTAGAAGGTTCAGTATTCTCAGATAGGAATACTAAGTCTACAGCACTTATTGATTTAATGAAACCATATCAGATCGGATACAATATTGTAAACAATCAGATTGCAGATATCCTAGTAGATGAACTAGGTACAATTATTATGCTTGATCAAAATACTTTACCTAAACACTCACTTGGAGAAGATTGGGGTAAAGGTAATTATGCTAAAGCATATGTTGCAATGAAGAATTTCCAGATGCTTCCTTTGGATACATCTATTACAAATACTGAGAATGCATTAAACTTTCAGCATTTTCAAAAATTAGATCTTTCACAAACAGAAAGACTAATGTCAAGAATCCAGCTTGCTAACCATTTTAAAATGCAGGCATTTGAAGTAATTGGTGTAAACCCACAAAGAATGGGACAACAGTTATCTCAAACTACTGCTACCGGAGTAGAACAAGCTATGGCAGCATCATATGCACAGACGGAAATATACTTTATCCAGCATTGTGATTATCTAATGCCTAGAGTACACCAAATGCGTACTGACTTAGCACAGTACTATCACTCTACTAAACCATCTGCAAGATTAACTTATCTTACAACTCTTGATGAACAAGTTAATTTTGAGATTAATGGTACAGATCTTTTAATGAGAGATCTTAATATATTCTGTAGTACTACTGCAAACCATAGAGCTGTTCTTGAACAACTTAAACAAATGACTATTCAGAATAATACTACTGGGGCATCTATTTATGATCTTGGTAGAATTATTCAATCTGACTCAATTGCTGAAGTAAATAATGTTCTTAAAGATTCTGAGCAAAAACAAACTCAGTTAAAACAACAAGAAATGCAACAGCAACAACAAATGCAAGAACAACAACTTCAAGCAAAAGCTGAAGAAGAAAGACTTAAGAGAGAATATGAAGAGTCTAGAGATGAGAAGAATAGACAAAGAGATATTCTTGTTGCTGAAATTAGAGCTGCTGGTATGGGAGCTATGACTGATACTAATCAAAACATGCAGTCTGATTATCTAGATGCAATGAAAGATATCAGACAAACTGAACAATATCAAGCTCAAACAGATCTTCAAAGAGAGAAGGAAAGTAATAGAATGACTATTGAAGCAGATAAATCTCAAATTGAAAGAGAAAGATTACAGGTTCAAAGAGAGATTGCAGATAAGCAATTACAGATAGCTCAAGAGAATAAAAATAGATTTGATAAAAATAAATAATACTTCTTAGCTATATAGTCCAGAAAAATAGTTTTAGGATTTTAAATATCTGAAGTTTAATTAGTATATTAAATTATAAACAAAACCAACAAACATGGAAGAAACCAACAAAAATCCTGAAGAGATTCAGGTACAGGACACTACATCGGTAGGTCAGGTAGATGTTGATATAGATCAGTTATTTGGAATGCCTGGGGCAGACAGTGTCATGCTACCAGAAGAAAACCAAGAAACTGAGAAACCAAAGACAATGTTTTCTAAAGAAAATGTTGATTTGACGTTCATTGACAAGCCAGGTTCAGAAGATGAACCAGCAAAGAAAGAAGAAGTTGATGAGGCAATTGCTCAGCTTGATGACATGATTAGTCAAGAAGAGGATGCTGGAAACAAGGGAAGACCTAAAGTAGATAAGTCTGGTCTTGCTGAGTTAGCAACTAAAATGATTGAGGAAGGTACACTTATTCCTTTTGATGATGATAAACCATTAGAAGAATATACTACTAAAGACTTCCGTGAATTATTTGAAGCTAACTTTCAAGAGAGAGAGTCTAAAGTAAAAGAAGAAGTTCCAAAAGAATTTTTTAAAGCTCTACCAGAAGAACTTCAGATTGCTGCAAAATATGTAGCAGATGGAGGACAAGATCTTAAAGGTCTATTTAGAACTCTTGCTCAAGTTGAAGAGATGTATGATCTAGATCCTACAATTGAGACACACCAAGCAGAAATTGCTAGACAATATTTATATGCAACTAACTTCGGTACTGCAGAAGAAATTGAAGCAGAGATTGAAGAATGGTATGACATGGGTAGATTGGAAGCTAAGGCAAACCAATTTAAACCAAAGTTAGATAGAATGCAAGAAGAAGTTGTTGCTAGAAAACTTGCAGAGCAAGAACATAAAAAAGAACAACAAGCTAAACAAGCAAAAGCATATACAGATAATGTCTATAAGACTCTTGAAAAAGGAGATTTAGGTGGAATTAAAATGGATAGAAAAACACAGAGTATGTTATATTCAGGTTTAGTTCAACCAAACTTTCCATCAATTTCTGGTAAACAAACTAATATGCTCGGACACTTATTAGAAAAATATCAGTTTGTAGAACCAAGACATGATCTTATTGCAGAAGCACTTTGGTTACTTGCAGATCCAGATGGATATAAAAACAAAGTGAAAGAACAAGGATCAAAACAAGCTGTTGAAAAAACAGTAAGACAATTAAAAACAGAGGAATCTAAAAAAATTACTTCATCAGTAGCACCTGAACCAGAAGAAAGAAGAACTAGTAAACCTCAAAGAACACTCTCTAGAAATAATGGATCTTCCATGTTCAAGAGATTTTAAGTAGTAACAATTTAAATTAATATATACAATGGCAACTCCAGTAATGAACAATGGTATATTCCTTAGGGATACCGCTTACAACGCAAGTTCCCATGTGGATTCTTACCACTTGGTGAACATGCTGAAAGATGCAGAGCCAATGGACCTTGGTCCAGTGGATCTTTGGGCTATGGCTCAAAAGGTAGAAATGCCTCTTTATCAAATGTCATCATTTGGTGGAAAAAATGTTATCATGGTAGATAACGCACGTGGGGAATACAGATGGCAAACTC